TATACCTCCTCTTATGGTTGGTTGAATGGGCGGCAGAATTCAAACGAATCCGTTCCAGAATAGTATCAATGTCTTCCATTTATACTATACCTATATTTTTATTATTTTACCTTAATGGTTTCTTACTTGGACATAGAAACAGACCCGTCCATGTTATACGACAACACAATATCGTATAGTGCAAACGTATCAACCACGCACGCGACCGAAGAAGCGTACTGTGTAAGGTTGAGATACACGTTGCTGGAATTTAGGTCGCGACCCGCGATGAGTACAGACGAAGAAGAATCTTGCAACTCAAAATTGGTCGCCAAAAAGAAAGCACCAGTTCCGGCAGTTCCAGTCGCCTCCACGAATTGCGTAGCGTTGAACACAACATCAAAAGCATTCATATTGGAAGCAGCGAACACCTTCATAATCTCGCTCATCACTTCACCAGGGTAGATGAAAGATGCTGACGTGGCGACACGAATTGGGACTGACGGCAAATTCATACCATCTACGGTATAGAAATAGGAAGTGATTTGAGGAAACACACGGTCACCGGGCACGTTTTCGACATCTGGCGTGGCGAGATTCGCACTCAAACGGAAAGTATTAATTAGCGCCTTAACAGACGAATAACGCGCCGGAATGAGAATAGAGTTGGCAGACGTGGACGCAGCAATTGTTGCCTGAAAGTTATTGACACCAACGCAGTGCTGTTTTAGTACACCTCCCGCCTGATTTAGCAGTGCAGAGTAGGTGCCAGCATCGAGGTCCATGACTTCGCATTGCAATGCGATATTGGATAATTTGTAAACGGTGGAACCAGCAGTGTAAGAAGTGCTGTTAGCAAACAACATACCAACGGCAGTGGTCGCCATGGTCATTCGCAGTCGTATCCCATCTACGAGTGGGCAGAACTGCTGCGCGCCCGTTCCCAGCACAGCAGAGTGCAGCGGAAGTGAACATCTAACAACAGGTCCATCAACGGTACTTGCACCGTTCAACTTAATACCTGCTTTGAGTGTGGTAGTAGAACCATTGAGAATGCTACCCATAGTGAGAGAACGACCCAAAGGTTGTAAATCCTGTAAAACTGCGGCATACACGTTGTAGTTCAAAAGATTCTCAACGGACTGATTTTGCACGACAGTTTCGAGTGCCTGAATCAAACTGCTGCCGCTTCCGTTGGCGAGTGACATAACTGGGTCAGTCACGAACGTAGCGTTGGCGGTTACCTCAAACACCAACTGTGTTGCCGAAGTAATCACCATGCCTCGCGCTACCGCAGGTATCGAGAAGAAGATATCGGCGTTTGAGGCAGAAGAAGTGTAACTGGTCGCATTATCGGGGAAAATGCTGATGCGGCGGGACTTGGCGGGTTGAATACCTTTGTATTCAGTTAAATCTAACTCGCGAGAAATTACGGGCAAAATGCTTGACATTTATACAGTATGAAAAGAAAAGAATGTTTCGCGAATCGTCTAATACTTACTTGCCTAATTTAATCGGTTCACATGTGAAATTGCTAAAATCCACTTTACTTTGTTTTAATGCCAGCAATAGGTTGATTAACTCCTCTAAATCTGCTACACGCTTCTCTAACATTGCTAAACGCTCGTCGATCGGGTCCATAACTATATAAAATAGTTATAGACTTTTTTTTGCTTAATCTCTCTTTGATGGGTCATATTCAATAATCTCAAACACCACTAAAAGTTCCACGGTTCCTGTTGCAAAAGTGGACGATGCGGTGTGCCTATATGAAATAGTAAACGGGTTGGGCGGTATGTCATTCAACATTAGGTCACATGGTAGAATAGATGTTGCTGTGCCTACATTCGTAGGTGTCGCTGCCTCGCTACCGTTAGTGCTTGTAGTTCCTAAAAAGTAGTCATTGCTTATAATACCTTCACCAATAATGCCTGAATATGTGCACACGCCATCGCCTAAAAAACCAGTCGCATAATATGAATGCGGATTCACTGCTAAACTACCTGCACGATAATCTGTTAGATTCACACATCTCAATATGAACTTGTGGTGAGGTGCCTGCTTATAATACCTGGGAAACTGAAACTGAAATGATGCAGCGGGCGTTGTGCCAGCGAACGAGACTTGATAATGCTTTATTTCTCTCATCTAATATACTATATGATAACATAATATATTATTCTAAATTAGGCAACCATTCGTGATATTCCTGTTGGTCCGCCAATAACTGCTAATTTCGGTTGACTTGTGGGTGGTGCCTCAATGCCCGATGATGGCGTTGGTGAGTATGATGCGGGATTGCTACCAATTGGTGCGGGCGATATTAAACCTTTCTGCATAGGTATATTAGCAAATATACTGGGTTTGGGTGCTGCGGGTGCGGGTAACGTTGCGGAACCTGTTTTAGAATAGTTTGCAGATAATGCTGCTGCTCCTCCTGCATCTAATGGTTTTAGTCCTTGTGATTTTCTAATCGCAGCATAAAATGGTGACTGTAACGTCGCTGTAATCTGCTGCTGATTCATCGCCGTTCCTTGTGATGGTAAATCGCTACCAATGAACTTGGCAAACTTACCAGTAACGTCACCCACCTTACCTAAAACCTGACTCGCTTCTGCTGCTTCTGCACCCACGCCCGCTGCGTCCGCTGCGGGTGCCGCCTTATCTAAAAGTCCTGCTACTTTGGTTGCTCCGCTTGCTATACCAGGAATAATCTTGCGCTGCAACACTGTCGCTGCACCACCAACTACATCACCTGCTCCTGCAACGAAATTATTGAATCCTCTCTTAATGCTACGTCCTAAATTGCGAAAAAAGGATTTGATTCCCATTATATATTATGACTTATATTATAAATTATTTAGGTGCCAATTCCAGTAGCGCTCTTTCCGTTTCTTTACGTTGCGTCGTTATTAAACTTGGCGCCATTGTTGGTAGGTTCTTCTCGCTAAAATCTACACGTATTACCAGGAACCAGTCCGGGTTCCCTACCAGTTCGAGCGGACTGTAATCATCATTCAACAAACGAACTCTTAAATACGTGAGTTCTCGGTTCGCTATTTGAGAGAAAAAAGGCGTCGCATTGAAATATTGCAAAATCTTTGTGGGCGTACACGTGATTGGAATACGTGCGAGTGTTGCACCGTTACTACCACTATTGTCTTTGTTCGCCGTCTGCACATTTTCCAACTGGATTACTATTCCTAATGTGCTTGTGAGATTTACCACTTTTGTATTTGTGTATGGACTTGTATACGAACCTGCAACGAACCCGAGATTCTTACCCATTGTGGTCGAGTTAATCGTAAAAGAACCTGCCGTTGCTGTGGTGGTTATTAGGTTGGTAGTTGAACTATATGTGAATGAAATACTGTATGTATTGAAAAAAGCGTTTAGTAGCACTACGACTTGTGCAATCGTGTAGTTGCCTGCGGGCAGAGTATAAGTGTTACTATTGATAGTAAGAGTATTATTCTTGGAATTTACCATATTGATAGACACGGGTATACTTGCTTGTTCGAGTCCAATTATAAAATGACTCGAATCTGCATTGCCTAATAGGATCGGTGAAAAGTAAAAATTGATGTCAGTGTTTAGTGTTGTTGAATTTAACACTAAATTCTGTCCTTGTGTGCTCAAAAATATCTTTGCGGAACTATGTGTCAATGGATTACTCATTTACATATAGTTATATTTTTATTAATATATCTTGCGAATAAACTGTCTGGGTAGTTTCGGTTCTACCGGCACAGGAACTGGTTCTGGGAACAACTTGGGTTCAGGAACTGGTTCTGTTGCAGGCAGACGCTTTTTATTCTTGATGATAATAACCGGCGCGTCTTCTTCGTCGCTATCGCTCGCGTCTTGGAACTGTATCACGGTGGGTTTCTTCTTCTTCTTGGGTTTGGGAACTTCTGGGACAATTATTTGTTTCTTGGTCTTTGGTATTTCCTGCTCTGCTTCTTCCTGCTGTTCTCGCTGTCTAACTGCTGCACGCACCTCGCGTGCTTTTGCCAGTGAGTCTAATTGACGCTGGGTCGCAACGCGCTTGGGTTTCTCGATTGCACTTGCTGCTGCTGCGGTTCCTTCCGTTATTTCAAACAACGTCTGTTCGTCGTTATCTGTATCCATGTTATATAATACATACAGATATTAATTTCCCCCATTTTATCCAATACAAATTGCTAAACAACTATTCAGGTCGGGTTTTAGTTTGTCCATATAATACTGCTCGCGTGTACGCCGTTCATTAGCATCTTCCGTCTCAATGACTTCCAACGCTTCCATTTCCCATTCCTTGAATCCGCCACTACCCAGTATACACTTATATACCTTACGGTTCGGTGCTTCATGCGACTTCTGCACGTGTTTACCTAAACGTTGCTTCAATGTCTTGGTTGTGCTACCCACGTAGAATGAGTCGCAACTTTTGCTAAATAATCGGTAGATGATTGCCATTTCCTTTTATCTTATGTGGATATTTTATTTTCAGGCGGTGTCATAACGAACAGTTTTAAATCGTCCAATACGTCCAATAGTTCTTTACGTGCAAAATCACCGATGTGTTCGTAATAGTGGATTTGGTCACACAAAAATGTTCTTTCTTTTTCTGGTATGAAATGCGTATGCTGCACTACCTTTATGAACACACGCTTAAATTCATCTGGCATGGAAGTAGAAAAAAAGGCGCGACTTAACCTTGCTGTTTTTTCTTCTTTTTCTTCGTTCATTTTTATATATGGATATTTTTATTTATTCCTGGTATTCTTCTTTTTTGTTACGTTGCGTATTCGTAGGTTTTTATAATCTGTCTCATCAA